GACATCGCTTCGAGCGCCTGCAGCGCCTGCTGGCAGGGATGAGGCTGCCGGCGCTTGTCGGTGGCCAGATTCTCCTTCCGGGGACTCCGCACGATGCGGTCGTCGAACCGGAGCTTCAGGCTCAGCTCAGGCTGCTCGGCCGATGTCAGGTCGTGGTTCCACCCGATGGACAGGTCCGTGTCGGCCGAATCGTCGCCATCCGCAGCCGCCCATCCCGTCGGGATCTTCCACTTGATGTCCCCGGGGTTGATCTGGAAGAACACGGCATCGTTCTGTGGAGAGTCCGGCCATCTCCCTATCGGGTGCTCTGGGGAGATGTAGTTCGGGTCGAGCTGAAGATTCCCGACGATCGCCATGTTCTCCCCTTCTACAGTCCGGTCGGTCCCCGCCACGAAGTGAATGTTCCCGGTATCTTATCTGATGCCAAAGGAACCGACATCGAGGACGAAGGAACCGGACGAACCGGAGTAGGAGGAGCTGGGGCCTGATTTTCCCCGTCGATCGACACTCCGGAACTCCAGGTCTCAGCGACAACCTCGGATGCTCTCCAGGAGTCCGTGTACCGGATCTCCTGAAGAGCCACAGTCACCATGGCGGAGGTGATCTGTCTCTTGATGTTGGTGGACATCCTCAACGTGAACGATCTCCGGAGTCTCTCATCCTCCTCTACATCCTGGGTGTCGCCGTACCGGCGAACATCGATGCCGATCTCCTTGATGACGCAGGGATAGATCACCATGGACCCGAGCTTGACCCTGAGAGGAAACGGAGCGATCGGAGTGTTGAGCTTCGCCATCCCGTTCCGGGTTCCCACGTTTTCCAGCTCGTTCTTCTCGATGTACTTGCCGTACTTCTGCTGGACATTATCCTTCGGCCGGGAGAAGGTACTGTTCTGCAGGGACCGGGCGAAATCGGCCACCTGCTTCTGAATCTCCTTGGGAGTTCCCTTCTTCAGGATGATCTGCTGGGACTGGATGGTGATGTCCATGTTGGCCTCATAGGTCAGCATCGTAGCCCACCTGATGAGGGTGTTGATGGTCTTCTGCGCCGGGACCGGACACCGGAGGTCATCGAGGAGGGTCGAGAATTCCAGTTCCCTTCCCTGGAATCCGACGTATCGCCTGTCCTTGGGAATCCCGGACTTCCCCGCCTTGGTGGCCTCCTGCCACTTGGACAGGTACTTGATCTTGACCAGCATTCCATTGCCACGGGACAGGGCCGGGAAGTCCAGCCGTTCCGGGCGGCCATACGTCTGCGGAGGAGGGACGCTCTCCAGCGTGAGAATCTGGCTCGCCGGAAGGATCTGCCCCGAGTCCTCGGTCGGCAGGATCTGGAAGATCGACACGGTCCGGTCATTCTGTCCCACTCCCGGGCCGGCTGCGGGAGGCTCGGTCTTGGTGGCCGGCTGCTCCGATTTCTTCGGCTCGTCGGCCTTGGAGACGTCGGTGATGCTCACGCCTGGCCTCCGGACCTGATGGAATCGATGGACTTGCGCTCGGCGACCGCAGTGGCGATCTGGGCTCCGTCGAGATAGATCGGAGCCTGCAGGCTCACGTTGACCGGCGCGGCCGCTCCTCCGGCCCCTCCTCCGACCATCGACGCGACCTTCGAGGCGAACCCGCCCATCATGGTGGCAAGGTGGGTCAGCGGCATGACGATCTCGGGCTGCTTCTCGCCAGCCCACAGCAGCGACTTGCGGCTGACGACCTTTCCGGCCGGGGCTCCAGGGAGTTCTACCTCCCCGCCAGCCGCAGCAATCTCGCCGCCCTCAGTGGTAGCGACTCCAGGAACCCCACCCATGGCCGCCTCCTGCATGGTGTCGCTTATGCCCTTCATCCCGGCGGCCACGTCCTTGGTGGCCGCAACCCATGACGTCTCCTCTCCTTTGAGTCTCTTCCAGGCATATGCGAGTCCGATGATGACGGCGGCGAGAACGATGACTCCGGCGATGATCCATCCGAGGATGGGTAGCCAGGCTGCCAGTGCCGTGAATCCGGCCTTACCGAGAGCGTACATGGCGAGTTTCGCCCCGACGAGGGCTACAGTCACGTAGGTGATCACGTAGAGAAGACCCATGAAAGCGCCTATAACCGGAATGATCCACGAGAACTTGCTTTTGGTAATCGCGGCGAGAGCCATGGTAATGGCGCTCATAACCTCGGTCATAACAGCAATGAGTGGTCCTCCGGCCAGGGTCTTCATTCCTTGAATCGTGCTATCTAGCGACTTCAGAGTCTGCACGTAGGTTTCATTCATCTTCTGGAACATCTTCATGGTATCGCCCGCGCCCTCGGCAGCCCTCTTTCTGGCCGCCTCTCCTTCTATTACCATGCTGGTGTACTTCTCGACGTTCCTGGACATCGTGATGATGTCAGAAACGTAGTTTCCGTGCAGTCCGGCGGCGCGAAGCATATTCGAGGCGTCGACGCCGTGTGCCTGATTCAGCATCCTGAGCACTCTGACGAAGGCTTCGACAGGCTTGGTCCTGAACTCGCTGACGAACTCATTGACCGACCCGATCATTCCCCTCTTCTGGAGTTGTACTCCGAATGCCCGAGCATTGCTGGCGAGGAGCTGGCCGGCCCTGTTCACTCCGGTAGATCCGCGCCGGAGGAGGATTCCCGAGTCCGAGATCAGAGCGCCCAGCGCGAGCACCTCGACATTGCTTGCGCCCATCGCGCTCCAGAATGCTCCGAACCGCTCGGTGGCCTTCATCACGTCGATGGAGGTTCCCTTGATCTGCCAGCCTAGCTGGGTGACTACCGAACCGACTTCAGCCATCGACTGGGCAGTTGGATTGGCGATACCAAGCCAGGTGTGCAGCTTTCCGAGCCATTCGGCGGCCGCCGCGTTGCTCGTGCCAATGGACCGGGCGAACATGATTGACTGAAGGCTCATGTTCATAATCTCTTCGTTCGTCTTATTGGCGATCATGCCCATCTTGGCGAACTCAAGAGTAGCGTCGGCGACCTCCTGTGCCGACGCCGGAAGCCCGGCAGTGAACTGGATCAGGCTGGTGCTCAGCTTGTCGACTTCCTTCTGATCCATCCCCAAGATGACTCCGACTTGGGTCATCGTGGATTGGACCTTGGCCGCGTTGTCGATCATGTCCTGAGTGAGATTACCAAGAGTGTCGACCGCGACCTGGCCGTATCGGGTGATTTCACGAAGAGCCTGCGGGAACATACCGGCCGCCATGGCTCCGGCCGTTCCCTGATCCTTGACGGTCTCGGCAGCTTGACGGATGCCATTCCTGGTCACCCAGTTGAGCACCTTGAATTCGTCGGCGATCTTGTTCAGCTCGGCTGACATCTCGTTCCGAGCTACCAGACGAATGCCGAAGGTCACCAGCTCAGAGAAGGCCATCGGTCACCTCGCCTTACCCATTCCGCTCTTCATCGCGTCTACCTCGCTCTGCTGCCGGTCGTTGTGCTCGCTGGCTCGCTTGAGCAGGGCCAGGCGATCACGGTCCGTCAGATCCATCAAGTCGTGCCACCCGAATCCCGTGAACGTCAGGGCGATGTAGCACAACTGGTCCATCAGAATATCGTACTCGTCCTTGTCGCTGCCCTCCGGAGGGGTCAGCGTTGCGTCTTGAATAAAAAATCCACGTCCCCGAGATCGACCGGGGTCTCTCCCCCGCAGGCGTTGCACGTGATCCTGATGTTCCACTGCGGGCCGGGCTGCTTTGCCCGGTACTCCTTCTCCAGCCACTCGATCTCCGGTATCGTGAGGCTGTCGATGAACGCCATGGAGTTCGGCAGCTCGACCGGCTTGCCGTTCTTCTCCCAGGCGCGGATCAGCCGGCTCATCAGCTCGTAGTTGGCGGCGACAGGATCGGACTTGATCTTGTCGGCCAGGTTCACCTGATCGTGGCCGATCGGGTAGCGCAGGGCAGCCTTGATCCCCATCTCCTTGGATTCGAGATCGGTGATGGCGAAACTGCCCTCGATCCGGAAGTCCTTCTCGACCTCCAGCCGACGGATCTCCACGTCGTCGATGGGGATGTCGAAGACGATGGTGGTCTGGCACTTCGGGCAGACCAACTGCCCCGGCATGATATCGCCGATCGATATCTTCCGGAGCATCATCAGCAGGTAGTCCCGGTCGCCGACGATCATCGCGTTGATGAGCTGCGGCGACGCAGGAGCCGAGCCGATCAGCTCGCAGCACTGCGCCAGCATCGTGGTGATGCCGTTCGCCGGGTTCTTCTGGCTCTGCCTGTTGAGGATCTGGCGGCGGACGCCGGCCGTCATCGGCTTCAGAGTCACTTCCCGGATGACTGTTCCGCCCGACACGAGACCGAGAGGGAGGATGAACTGCTCGCTCACGACATGCCCCTTTCACCACTGGTCAAAGGACCGTTGGCGGTACCACCGCCGCGTCCGTCTACATGTTCACAGTCAGGGTCTTGAAGACCATCTCCATTTCGCAGATCCATGCCTCGTTGGCCTTGGCGTCGAGATCACCGATCTTGAGCTTCGTCGGCCAGCACTCGGTGAGGACGATCTCGATGCCCGGGGTATCGGCCTTGGGGCCGACCAACCCCGCCTTCGTGCGCATGCGCGCAGGCACCGACGGCTGCCTCGAATCGCCGATGAGCGTGGACTGGGACATCTGCTTGGTCGCGTTCATGGAAGGAGAGAATGCCTGCACCTTGAGGGGGACCCTGATCGACACGTCCCGCTTCTTGATGTATACCGGGGCGAATCCTCGGACCGCGCTCACGCAGTCCTGGAACCACGACAGGAGAGCGAACAGGACCGCCTCGGTGGTGATCCCTCGGGAGAAGGCGACCTTCTGATTGGTGATGGACTTGGGGACGTAGATCGGAAGAGCGTCCGTTCCGTCGTAGGTCTCCTCGACTATGATCTCCGTATCGATGCCGCTGATCTTCTGGAATCCGATCTGGTTGTCGGAATCGTCCAGGAGACCGTAGTCGCTACTGATCTCCTGGACGAGGACAGCGAAGTTGCAGTTGGCGATCGGGTCTGGCTTGTATCCGACGATCCCCTTGCCAGACGCCGATGACATCCCCACCGGTCACCGCCTGTCGCGATCTACTTCTTGCGCATCTCGAAGATGGACGCGATCTTGAGCGGGATCGAGCCGGGGGCCAGCGCCTCGTAGACGAACTCGACCTCCGTGAGCCAGATGTCGCTGGCGTTGGCGTCGAGGTCCCCGTAGCTCATCTTCCTGGGCCAGGCGTTGACCAGGACCAGCTCGAACTCCGGCAGTCCCTGCCGGTTCAGGACCTGGATGTGGACGTTGTGACGGTAGGTGTTCTCCTGACCGTCGATGGATCCGTACATCGCGGTGCTGCACGCCTCCTTCCACGCGAGCATCGCATGGAAGCCGGGGACGAGGGCGACTCCCCGGGCGAGGGTGCATGCGTCCGTCTTGATCAGCCCGGGGATCTTGCGCTGGGCGAGTGACTCGTCGCCCTCCCGGTACTCGATCAGCTCGGCCTCCTGGCCGATGCCGCTGATCTTCGAGAAGCCCATGTTCCCCAGCGCCGGGATATCCGGCACGAAGACCTGGAACTTCATCCCGCGAAGGGGATCCGGCTTGCCGACGAGGCCAAGGACTCCTGCGACCTCACCCATTGTGATCCTCCTTCTGAGGACGTACCGGCTACTCGGACACCGTCACGGTCCCGCCGACCCTCGACAGAGTCAGGACGATGAACTCGGCCGGGTACGGCGGGTTGAACCCGACCGTCACGTTCACCCGCCCCTGGTTGACTATGGACTGCGGGTTGTTCTCCTTGTCGCACTTCACCGAGTAGGCACTGGCCTTGTCGTCGCTCGGGAAGAGGTACCCGGCGCGCCAGATGCCCTGCATGAAGGTGCCGCAGGTGTTGCCGATCTGGCTCCAGAGGTTCGGGTCGATGGCGCGCATCAGGTACGGCCGGAGGCCGAGCTTGAGCGACTTCTTGATGAAGTTGGTCAGCAGGCGGACGTTGACGTAGTGCTTGCCGTCCTGGGCATTCTGCAGCGTGCGCGCGCCCATGATCCGGATGCCCTCGCCCGGGTAGACCCGGATGCAGTTGACCCCGATCGGGTTGAGGATGTCGTGCTCGCCGTCCGAGACATCGTGCATGACGCCGTTGACCCCGGCCAGGGCGATGTTGGCCGGCGGCGTGTGCGGTCCGCTCGACCTGGCGACGGCCGAGTAGACCCCCATGACGTGCCCAGACGGGGGCAGGTAGATATTCTGGCCGTCCACCTCGGGATCGGCGACCTGGATCCAGGGGTAGTAGAGCGAGGCGTAGCTGGTGTCGCGGTTGAGCGTGTTGAGCCGCCAGTCCCGGATTTCGGCGCACTCGTCCGAGGTCGACGGGGCATCGCTGATGAACTCGATGTCCTGGCGCAGGGTCCCGGCCGCGTAGTCGACGCCTCCCTGCTGCACGGTCGTGGTGGTCACGCCCGGCACCGACAGGAAGTTGATGTCGGTGATCTTGTCGAAGGCGTGGAGGCCCTTCCCGTTGACCTCGGTGCCGACGTAGTCGGCGTCCCCGGGAGCCGTTCCGTCGGTCCCTCCGGCCAGGGCCGTCCAGGTCACCGGCTTGGGGACCTGCGACCACCCGGTCGAGGAGGAGTCCATGTCCACCTCGATCAGGTCCGACTCGTCGTTGTCGCCCTTGAGCCTGGTCTCGACGTAGTCCTCCCTGTTCGTCGAGGAGGGCGAGAGGTAGGTGCTCGGCTGCGCCTCGATCCCCTGGTCGGAGGCGCGCATGATGAACTCCTGGGAGGCCACCAGCGCGTCCACCGCGAATCCGGGAGTCATGTCGGTCGACGCGAACATCACGTCGTTCCCGTTGATCCCCGTGACCGTCACCGTCTTCAGGGTCGTCCCGTTGGAGATGGTGAGGATCTGCCCGACCCGGACCGACGCCACGTTCCGCAGCGTCATCTGGGTCTGCGATCCGGTCGGGATGGCGACCGTGTTCTGGGTGATCACCCGGTGCTGGGAGGGGGTGGCGACTCGCGCATCGTCGGCGATCTCGGCGGCCGCCGTGACCGACGCGGCGAAGGTGATCGTCTTCGTCGACGGGTCGATGCTCTGGATGAGGGCGGTGATCGAGTCGACGCCATCGCTGATGAAGAGGATGTCGCCTCTCTCCAGGCCCTCGACGCTGTCCACCACGCAGGTGGTGCGCGCGCCTGCCGGGATCGCGCCGTTCAGGACGGTCTCGAACTTCGTGGTGGAATACTTGATGTAGTTGCCGTAGGCCCCGATCCACCTGGCGTTGATGTCGTAGGCAGTCGCGTCTCCACCGAAGTCGGCCGCGTCGGCGTCGGCCACGGCTCCAGCGGTCGCATTCATCGCCCGGACGACGTAGCAGCGGCTGCCGCCGTTGTCGAAGAAGCCCTTGACCGCGTAGGTCAGGTAGCTGTCCGAACGATAGCCGCCGAAGGTGTTCCAGTAGGTGGTGAAGCTGTCGCAGAGGACAGCCTCATCTACCGGCCCGCGCTCGGCGACTCCCAAGAAGGCCCCTGTCGACACAGCAACGACCGGCACGCCTGGCGGCGACTGCGATTCCTCGACATAGACGTCCGGGCGAAGCAGCTCCATGTTTCCCCTCCCTTATGAGCGTGAGCGGCTACTTCTTCACCGGGGCACTGCCCGGCGTCGCCACGGGCGTCACTTCCGTCGCCAGCTTCCTGTCCTTGAGGACCTTCACCGTGTGGAGGACGTTGACCGCCTTGGCCAACTCCTTCGACTTCAGCTCCGCTTCGGTCACTTCGGCCTCCCCGTGCCCGGGGAGGTGCAGCGATCTGGCGGGCAGATTGAACGTCTGCAGCGTCTTCTGGAGGCTCCTGATCTTCATTCTGGGTCCCCCTCCCCGAGGGCGTGAACGGCGTCCGATTACTCTACCACGGCACTTCTTCCAGTAAACACCTCTTTTGTCCAACTACGACTTCGAGTCGTCCGACTTCTCCAGCGGATCGAGCGCCGCCATCGACAACTTGAAGGCATCGAAATCGGTCCCCTGGGAGGCGGCCTTGATGTCCTGCAGGTTGTCCGCCAGCTTGTTCAGGACGTCGGCCAGGGCCTTGTTGTCCATGCTCGGAGAGTTGACCCGGGAGATACCCCGGCGGCGCTCTCCCATCCCGTGCGGGACCTTCACCCGCACCACCACCCCCAGGCTCGGGATGGTGTAGAGAATCTCGTCGGCTCCGATGCTGTACTCGGTCCCTCCGGGCTTCGAGGGGCGGGGGTTGTTGCGGATGCTGGTCGTGTTCCCCGCGATGGTCGGGGCCTGGCCCACCGCCCTGATCGGGGCGTCGGCCTTGATGCGTCCGCAATCCGCGCTGGTGCGGGTGGTCGACACGAAGTTGTTGACCAGCACGATGCCGGTGACGTTCCCAGTCCCCGCGCCGCCGCTCCAGTTCGCGTTGGCGGCCGTGGAGTCGACCGACGCGTTGTTCCGGCCGACGCAGTTGTTATGGCCGAAGAAGGCTGCAGTCCCGCCCTGAGCCACGCAGTTGCGGACCGTGGCAGCCTGGTTGTTCATGTTGAATCCGTACTGACATCCGAACACCGAGCAGTTCTCGTAGACGACCGTCGCCGAATAGGCATTCTGGTTGCTGATCCCCTGCTGGACCATCCCGGAAACCATGACGTTCCAGACGTAGAGCTGCGCGCCCGACGAGTTGGTGGGCTGGCAGTAGACGCCAAACCCGCCGTATCCCGTATTGGCCGAAGTGCAGATGAGGTCGTGCAGCCTCACGACGCTCGTCGCGGAGTATCTGATCCAGAACATCATTACCGAATTGGTTCCGACATAATTGCTCTTCGCGTGGAGGTTCTTGATCTCCAATGTTCCGCCAGTCGTCGTGCTGACCGTGAAGTAGAAGAGCTGGCTGGTCGCGTTCGGAAGATTGATCTTGTATCCTGCCGTCGGATTTCCGTAGTGCGGGCCGTTCGAGTTGAGCGTGACGGTCTTCCCGTTGAGCGACATCGTAATCCCCGACGGATTGCCGCTCTCGGTCGTGTCACTGATCTGGTTGTAGGTGTAGTTCCCGGACAGCGCGGACCCGGACGGGAAGTCGGCGATGGCGGCCGTCCAGTTGGTGTAGTTGCCGCCCGTGCCGACCGTATAGGTGCCGGGTACGGCCGAGTTCCAGTCGATGTCCGCCCACTCGACGCCCTCGGTCGTGGCGAAGATGCTCTCGGTGAGACCCGTGCCGTCGATGACGTCGACCGACTCCGCACCGCGCCACGCCCCCACGAGTTCCATGTTCCCGAGCGCGGCCGCGAGCAGCTCGATGTTGATGTACTCCTTGCGGATCAGCGCCATCTCATCCTCGATGATGAGAGGATCGAGAGACGCTTCCGCGCGAGCCCGGAGAGACTCGGGGAGGTCGATGATGGCGTACACCTTCCGCATGGTGTCGCTCATCATCTCCGTGGTCGGGAAGATCGCGACGATCATGCCTTCCTTCATGCCCAGCGCGCCGGTCTGGCTCCCGACCTTCAGGACTGCACGGAACATGCGTTAGCCTCCCTCGCGATGAAGCCTCTCAGGAATCGTTCATCGGTTCGCATCCACACGCTGAGCCGATGATGGATGGCATAGGCTCGCTCCACGAGCCCTGGCAGATCGTCCGGGGAGATGTTCAGAGTGGTGTACGGAAGCCTCGGAACATCCGGGAACGACTCCCGGGCCAGCCGCCAGGGTCCGTCGATGTCGAGGACCCGGTTGATTCTCGCTCTCGCCTCCTGGACCTTCTTGATGGCGCAGGCCAGCCACGGGTGCCCGGGCTCGGCTCCGAACCCGGCATTCTCGTCCCACTCGGGATCGAGGTTCCTCATGCTGGTGAAGGCCCGCTTCCCTTCGAGCAGCGTGTCGAGTGGCCTCCGGCACTGCATGTCGCAGTCCAGATAGATCCCTCCGAACTTGTGCACCAGCTCGATGCGCGCGACGTCGGACTGAACGGTGGGATTGTCCACCTGGAACACCCACTCGTTCTCCAGCGCCGGAAGCTCGTACCTGGACCAGAGCCTGATCTCCCAGTCCGGGTGCTGGGGAGCCCACGTGTCGAAGCACAGCCGGTACCGCTTCGGCATCTGGTCCAGGCCCTGCATCCAGATGAAGTGAAGAATCTTCGGGATCACTCCCGGTCCCTTCATGCCAGTGGGGGAGCACTCCGTGTCCGAGTGCTCCCCCAGGGCAGTCAGCCTCCGGCCAGGACTACGACACCGTGTGGTAGTCGAGATCGACGATGTCGTCCGTCTCCAGGTTGAACCCGGCGATGACGCCGTTCCAGTACAGCACGTCGGTCGCGATGATCGCCGAGAAGGCCCGGGCGGCGGCCCCGCCACCTCCCGCCACGGCGAAGTAGCAGTCCTTGGTGCGGACGCCGTCGCCGACCTCGTACTCGATCCCGTTGATGTTCACGGACACCCGCCCGCCGTTGGGGGTGTAGGTGATGGCGATGCCAGTGGTCGCGTAGTCGCCGGACGTCGCCAGCGGGGCCAGCCCGGCGTCGCCGGAGGGCCGCTTCCCGACCTTGAGCTGTCCGGTCGACGCGTCCCCGGTGATGGTCTTGTCGTCGACCTTCACCGCGACGCCGTTGGCCGTGACGCTGATCGCCTTGGCCAGGTTCGCCCCGCCAGTCGTATCGGGCTTGACCGACACGTTGTCGGTCACGATCTCGATGCCATTGCCGGCATTGACCTGCAGGTTGTTCGACCCGTCCTTGGAGAGTCCGGCCCCGGCCACCGCAGCCGCCAGCTTGATGCCGGTGATGCCGCCGTCCTTCACCCGGATGACGCCCGGCTCGTCCAGGACGTCCGTGATCTCCAGGGTCGACCCGTCGACCTGGACCTCGATGTCGTCGGCGTTGACCTTGATCGCGCCGCCGGGCGCTCCGGCCCCGGTGCCGTCCTTCTGCCCGACGTTCAGGGTGTTCCCGGTCTTGGTCAGACCGGCCCCGGCCTCGATCGCACCCGCGCCGCTGAACTGGGTGAACGCCAGGGAGTCGGTGTCGACCACGTCGTTCGGGGCATTGGTCGTACAGACCCAGCCCGTGTCGGCGTAGGTCGTGCCTTCCTCGACGAAGGTGAAGGACGACTTGGCGTGGCTTCCGGCCGCGAAGTCCGTCGGCCTCGTCCACGCGCCCGAGTGGGCGATCCAGATGCCGTTCTCGGTCGCCGGATCCTGCGCCGTCAGCAGGACGCGCTCGCCGTCGACGAGCGTCTTCTCGTCGATGGTCAGGAGACCGGTCGGCGTGCCGACGTCGGCGACCGCGACGACGCGGACCGAGCCCTTGATCTGGAGGCCCTGGGCCACCCCGTCGACGTAGCCCTTGTTGACTGCCGACGTCGCGCCGGCAGGGGAGTTGGCGACCTGGACGTCGCCTGAGGCGAAGTTCCAGGTCCCGGTCTTGTCGACGTTCCCTGCGGTGATCGTCGTGGCGGCGATCTTCGCCCCCGTGATCGTCGCATCCTTGAGCTGCTTCCCCTTCAGTAGGCGAGCCGCCATTTCCCCTCTCCCCTCAGATGTTGTACTCCAGGTCGATCAGGTCATCAGCTTCCAACTGATACCCAGCTATCGACCCATTCCAATACAGCCTGTCTCCTGACCGAACGTCATCCCGCGCACGCGGGGTAGTTCCACCGTCTCCCGAGAAGTAGCAGGCATCCAGCTTCGACGCGTCTCCCACCGATACGCCGTGACCGTTCACTCGCACGCGAACGGCACCCGTGGGAGTGTCGCTCACAGAATCCGAACTGGCAAGGCTTCCGTCCGAAGTAGTCGTGAGGGCCAGAAGGCCCTGTCCGCCCTTCGCCGGCTTCGAGATCCCTTCCCGCCAGATCGCGTTCCCCGGAGATGCGTCCACGCAGGTGAAGACGCGATCGTTCGAGACGTTGATCCAGCGTGAGCCGACGGCCCATCCTTGAGATGAGTCGTCCGAAGGTCCTGGATCCCGAGTGGCCTTGAACGTGCATCGAGGCCCCGAGATTTGTGATCGCAGCATGCCTCATGGTCCACTGGCCTCTTACCCGAGGCTCCACAGCTTCAATACCACACGCGGAGTCATCATGGCTCACGAGCACCTAGATTTCGTGCTCCTCGATGACGATCGTCCCCTCGACCGTGACCCCTCCTCCGGTCCCGGTCGCCACCAGTTCCACATCCGCCCCGATCGGGAGCGGGATCGCCAGCACCTGCGCCCAGCTCGCCACGGACACCGACCCGAGGTCGTAGGTCACCGGACCCCAGCCCTGTCCGTAGGTGACCCGGAGACTGAGGGCCAGTGTGCTCGGCCCGGCGACCTGCTTGATGCCGACAGACACGAGCTTCGACGGACGATTGACCTTGTTGGTCACCTTGAGGCTCAGCGCCGCCCCTGCGGCCGAGACGGCTCCCCAGACGTGCAGCGGTCCGACTGCCATGCGAGACCTCCAACCCTATGCGAAGCCGATGTACGCCGGGATCTCGTCGATCATCTGCGTCAGGATCGAATCGACTTCTGAGTCCCCAGTGCTCATGGCTCCCGCCTCGAACCGCTCGCGCAGGAGCGAAGGATCGAGCTTGTACGAGTAGTTGTCCGTCTTCTCGGAGACGATCGCCTTCTGGATCTCGTCGGCCTGCTCGTCCTCGTTGCCGATCTTCGGGACCATGAGCTTCGTGAGCTTCATGGTGCAGTACCGGATCAGATCCGGAGTCCGTCCGTAGGTCTGGATGATCTGGCCGGCCGTGACCGCCACCCGCAGCTTGTACGGATCGCCCTGGAAGAGCAGCCTGATGGGAGCCTCGGCGACCCCCGTGACGATCTGCTGGGTCCCGTCGGGGAAGATAGCGACGTCCCCCGCCTCCCATCCTGTGGTGCTGACGACCTGGACATCGCCGGCACCCTTGGCGGCGTCGGCTGCCACCGTGGCCTGCAGGTCCTTCGGGCTCTCCATCCAGCCGAAGACCCCCGTGAGCTTCACGTTCTGCCGGCCCTCGGGGAACCACACCTCGTCGTACTGCTCCTGGGGGATCAGCGCCAGGACCCCGGTCATGTCGGCGATCATCTCGATGAACCGGTTCCCCCGGGAGAGCTGGACGCCCGAGACGTCGACGTTGAAGACCCGGCGGTCCGGGAGCACCGACTCGCGCACACGGGCCGATCTTCCGGGCAGGATCTCGATCGCCGAGAGCTTGATGACTGGGACGAAGCCGGGCAGCCACACCATCGAGCTGTTCTGGCCGTCGACGTACTGCACATTCGACACCGGCCCGAACCACTGGCTGGTGTACATGTTGATCTTGGACGAGGCCCGTCGGATGAGCATGAGCGCCCGGTCATCCGAGCACTCAGCGGGGAGGATGTCCTCGTCCCGCAGGTCTTGGACCGTGCAATACTCGAAGTAGGCCATGGCCCGCTCCTACCCCTGCACGGCTCCTGAGGCAGTCGGGTCGCCTACTACTGCGGCTGATCGCTACCCGGCTTCTTGGTCGACTGCTGCCGGACTCGCTTCACCTTGAGCTTGGCCGGCTTGGCCGCCTCTGGAGCCGTCTGAGCCTCTACCGAGGCGTGCACCGCCGCTGGGACGGGCTCGACCTCGGCAACGTCCTCCGGGGAAGGAGTCGGCTCCTTGACCGGGGGCGTCGGTGCCTTGGTGCTCACGATCTTCCGAGGAGCGGCCTGGGCGGCCGGAGCCGGCTCAGAGGCTGGTGCAGGCGCGGGCCTGGTCAGCTTCACGTAGGACTTGGGCGGGACCATGCCGTGGGCGGTGAAGGCCATCGGGATCGCGCTCGGTTCGCCGGGAGCTTCGTTCCCGTTCGAGTCGGTCTCCACGAACATATCCTTCATCCCACGGAACTTCTCGATGTCGATCGGCTCGGTGATGGAAACCGGAGCCAACCCCGAGAAGACGTAGAGCTTCCCCGTCCTGCGACTACGGCAGTCGTACGTCGAGCCCGACTTCAGCTTGAAGAAGGCCACAGGTCACCCCTCTCAGATTCGCGCTTACGCCCGACTCCGGACCAGCTAGATCCGCGAGTCGTCCGACTTGACCAGCACGTCGAGCGTCGCCATCGCCACCTTGAAGGCCGCGAAGTCGGCGAGCTGCGACGCCGTCTTGATCGCCGCGAGGTTGACGGCCGCCTGGTTGAGCACGTCGGCCAGACTCGCCTGGTTGGACGAGCTGGCGCGGTCGATGCCCGCCAGGGCCTCACCGACGCGGTTCGGGATCTTCACCGCCATGAGTCCCCTCCTCTACCCTTTGGGGGGTGCGAGGATGTCCCCGCACCCCCCATCCGGTCCTGGTGTCCTGCGGACTAGAGCGCCTGCCGCCGGACGTTGATCCCCTTGACGATCGCGTCGATGTTCTCGACCTTGGCGTCCACCTGGTTGTAGACGATCGTCTCGATCCGGTCGTAGTTCTTGTTGAACTCCGAGAAGATCCTGGTCCCGGCGAGCATGCCGAAGATCAGGTTCATCGGGTTGGTCAGGAGGACGAATGAGCCCTCGTAGACCGTCCCGGCCGAGCCGGCGTTGTGGCCGGCGTAGGTGCCGGCGGTGAGGCCGGCGGTGGCGAGGAAGGTCGAGGCCCCGAGGATGATCTGGGCCGCCGCACCCGTGGTCGTCGTGTACAGCATCAGCCGACCCTCACCGTCGTCGGCGGCCTTGATCGTGAGGATGGAGTTGGCCACGAGGTCGGCGTTGATCTGCCGGGCGATCTCGACGGTCTCCAGCACCCCGCCGGTCAGCGGGACGACGCGGGTGGTCGTGCCGTCGCCGATGCTGATCTGGTGGTTGGTCCCGACCACCACGGTGAAGGGGCCGAACCGGTTGCCCTTGACCTGGCCCGGGGTGGCGACCAGGAGCGACAGGGCCTTGTCGTCCGGGATCAGCGGGACGGTCACCATCGGCTTGCCGAACGGGTTGAGCCCGGTGCCCTGGAGGGCGGCGTCGCCGGACGGCGTGCCGCGCTCGGACAGGAGGTTCATCCAGTCGTTGGCCAGCGTGTCGCTGACCAGCCACCGGAGACCCGGGTCCTGCTTGAACTGCTTCGGCATGGCCCGCAGCATGGCCGCGAAGAGGTTCTTCGACACCTCGTCGCCGTCGGCGTCCACGATGTGGGCGGCCGCCGTCTGGAGGTCCCAGCCGTTGAGCCTCTTGAGGAGGCGGCTGGTCGGGTCGGTGCCGACGAGGGACGAGTCGCCCTGGATGGAGAGCAGCTCCATGTCGGTCGCGATCCGCTCCGACATCGTCTCCATCAGGTGGTCCTCGAAGCCCGCGCGCTCGATGTTCGACTGGAGCGCCTCGGTGGTGATGTGCCAGGCCGAGCGGACCTTCTCCGCCGAGAGCTGGACCTGGTTGAACACGCCACCGGCCAGGTTCCCGGTGTCCGCGTTCTCCTCGACGGACTCGGTCACCGGCTCGCTGATGTGCATCTTGTCGATGTTGTACTTCGGGCTGGGCATGTTGACGAAGCGGACCATGCCCAGCAGCCGCGAGAACTTCTTGACGTAGGCGATGAACTGATCCTGCTGCGTCGGGTTCAGGTCCCCGCCCGTCAGGAACTTCGCGCTGTCGAACGTCTTCTCGATGATCTCCTGATTCGACGGCATGTGTGATTCCCTCCCCTATCTCGTGGCGCTACTTCCGCTCTCGGTGGAGCGCCTGCGAGAAGATCCCTGCGAACGTTCCCTTGGGCCGCGCCTCCTTGGCGGGCTCATCCTCCTGGCCGTCCGCCCCCTGGCGAACGCCACCGATCTGCTCGACCTTCTCCAGCCTGGCACCGACCTCGGAGAGGGCCTTCGCGAAGTCCCCGGACAGCGACTTCACCTTGTCGTCCACGGACTTGGTGATGGCCTTCTCGACGGCCTGCGTCGACTTCTCGATGTCGGCCTTGGCTCCCTGCTGGAGCGTGCCGAGCGACTTCTCGACGGTGGCCTGCACCGCCTGGGTCAGGGACGGACCGATGCTGTCCATGCTCTTCGTGAGCATCCCGGCGAAGAAGTCCTTCGGGGAGATCCCCAGCCCTTCGAGGAGCTGGTGGAACGCCGAGAAGACGTCCTTCGCCGAGAGCACCGGCTTCTGCTCGGAGGGCTTGGCCTCCGGCTGCGGGTCGGCCGGCTTCTCAGCCGGCTTCTCCGTCTTGGCGACGACGGGGGCCGCCTCGGCCGGCTTCGCCGGCTCGGCGGGCTTGATCTCCTTCTGGGGCTCCGGCTTCGGCTCCTCGGCCTTGGCCGGGGCGGGCGCGACCTGCTTGGCCTCGACCGCGTCCAATCGCTTGGACAGGCCCTGCACCAGGGCGACCAGCTCGCCCAGGGTCTTCTGGGTCGTCGCCGACATCTCGGCGAGGACCTTGGCCGTCTCGGACTGGACGGGGGCGGCCGGAGCGGGCTCGCTCTTGGCCACCGGGGCCGGCGTCGCCGGGGCGGGGGCCGGGGCTGCCGGAGCCTGGGCGGCGGGCTTCGGCTCGTCCTTCTTGACCTCGGCGGCCGGGGCGGGGGCGGCCGGTGCCGGCGCGGCCGCCGGCTTCGGGGCGTCCTTGGCGACCTCGGTCACCCAGATGGCCTTCTCGGTCTCGGGCACCTTCTCATCGCCCGTGACCTCGGGGTCCCAGGTCATCCACCACTCCTTGGTCATCCACTCCGGGGCCTTCTGGCCGGCCGTCTCCAGGGCGAAGGTGAACTCCTCGAAGTCCTTCTCGGCGAGCGACCTCGGGTTCGGGTGCACGATCTCCTTCTGCTCGGACCTGGAGAGCCAGACGCTCTTGAGCGGCGGGGCCTGGCGGCCGGCCGCCTCGTAGTGCTGGCGGAGATGGCTGTAGATCGCGTTCCGGCCGGCCTCGGACTTCTCGCGGCGGAAGCCACCGCGCGCGCCGTTCAGGGCGGCGGTCGCCGCGATGACGCCGCCCGTGAAGGTCTGCAGGCCGTCGCCGGCCAGCTTGTGATGGGGCAGGCCGTAGGCACCCTTGGTCTCGGGGGTCTGGCCCTTGGTCTGGTCGAAGTAGGTGTTGGCCTGCTTGAAGCGGCCCCAGTCGTCGCCCTTCGGGCCGAGAAGGGCAGAGCCGTCGGCAGCGGAGAAGGACCAGCCGGACTCGTTGGAGATGGGCCAGCTCTTGTACGGGACCGCCGACTTCTCGATCTCCCCCGCCTGACCGGGCATCGCAGCCTCCTTCTTGGCCTCGATCGCGAGTTCGGCGACGAACACGGTGCCGGACTTCACGATGCCGGCGGGCTTCACCCCGTTGGCCTCCAGCCACTGCTGGAAGTCCTTCTCGGGGAGGCCCGCGTCGAAGTAGAGCTGCCCCACGGGGGCGAAGATCGCGCCAGGCTCTGCTGTCTTGCGGTCCTTGCGGACGAGGGTGTGCTCGTGATCACCGTCACGCGCACACACGGCGTTCTCCAGGATCGTATGCTCCTGTCCCTTGACTGTCAACATCAACCCCTCAAGAATTTTTTCTCCCAACTCCTTCGCGGCCCACGCGTGGGTGTGTCCGTCGGGACCGGGGCTCGTGATCCCGAAGGAGTAAGTCTCCTTCTCGGCCCGCTTCCCCAGCCAGGAGTCGATCTTCGGGGAGAACTCGGCCTTCAGCTCCTTGGCCACCGATAGGCCGGCCACCACCGTCGCGGCCGACTCGGCCTTGGCCACCGTCACGTCGGCGAAGGCGATCTGGCGGACGAACGTATCCTTCCAGACCCTCGACCAGAGCGACTGGAGCTTCGGGTCCAGCTTCTTGACCTCGTCCGGCAGCTCGCGGCCGAGGATCCGCTCGGAGAACTTCAGGCCCTCCTTGGTGACCTCGACCCCGGCGTCGTCCATGGCCTTGTGGACCGCGTCCAGGAAGGCCGTCCTGGGGTTGGCCGCCCGGTCCTTCCGGGTGACGGCCACGTGGTCGAGGATGATGTCGTCGAGGACCCGGATGAGCTTCCCGTTCCGCTCCTCCAGGAATGCCGCACGCGGGTTCGTCTTGCTGAGCATGCCGCCGATCGAGAGCTGCCGATCGCAGTTCCCGTTGAGCACCTCGTCGAAGAGGACCTGCGACTCGGTGTAGCGGGGATCCAGCTCGAAGTCGACCACCAGCTCCAGGCCGTTGGTCTCGCCGTTCCGGCGGGTGTCCCCGTTCGCCGACTTCCCCATCTCGAAGCTCGACCGGTGGTCCGGGAGCAGCGGGATGGACCTGGAGACCTGCTTCGCCATCTCGTTGATGCACCGCTCCGAGATGACGTCGCCCTGGCGATCTTCGAGGCTGTCGGAGACCACCGCGCGAACGTGTGGCTTCCCGGCCGCGTCCTTGTAGACCTCCAGCTTGGTCGTCTCGAACCAGAAGCGAACTTCTCGGCTATTGACCGGCATTGGTTCCCTCCCCCTCCAGCGCCTGCAGTTCCATTCGGTCGAGGACCTCCCCGTCGGGCTTCTGGAGGATCAGCTCTGCCGACAGGATGTCTCGGCCGTACTTCTCCTTGAGATAGTCCCGGAGACCGACAGCCATCGCCAAAAGCTGGTTGATGTGGCCGTTCTTCTGGATTCTCAGAGGATCGATCAGAGGGTTCATCGACTTCCTGGCCGTCGATGATCCCTTCTTGGCGGGAGGAGGGGCGAACTCGGCCTTTGCCGAAGCCTTGGCCTGCTCGACCTTCTTCGTCTGTTCGAGCATGTTGGCCTGGGTATCGTCCCACGAGACCGGCCCATCGGGGGCGATGGCCCCCTGGTACAGGTAGCCCAGCTCCAGCATCGAGATCGCCAACGGTAGCGGGAGCTGCCCGTAGACGTACTTCGGCGGGAGCTTGGGGAGCCCCAGCGCCTGGCGGCCCTCGTTGATCGTCGCGAGCCCGGCGCGCGAGTACATGCCCTGGATCGTCGCCTCCTCCAGCTCGTCGATGCTGTCGGGAGGGATGTAGCGCAGCTCGGCGGCGACGTGGAAGTTCGCCTTCGCCTTGTCGGAGAGATCCTGGGTCAGGATGTCTCGCGTGATGGTCCGGTTGATCGTGTTCTGGTGGGAGTTCAGGTCCGGGATCAGGTCCTGCTCGATGGTGATCTTCCGGAGGACGTTGGCCGACGCCCGGTTGACGCCTTCGCTCGTGAAGAAGGGAGAGCTGAGCCCCGACGCCTCCCGGACCTCCTCGTCGTTGGACTTTCGGTAGCCCAGGAACGAGGCGTCCTCGTTGATGCCGACCGTCAGCGGGACGATGTCGATCTTGGTGCCGACGCCCTTGGCCGAGATGACCCTGCGAGGCTCGGCCTGGAGCACCATCACCCGGTGAGCCTTCTCGACGCCCTTTCCCTCCCGGTTCACGAAGTTCCTGATGTCCTGGGCTGACTGCTGGGTCAGCGCGCCCCCCGACACCACGATCGCCAGGCGGCCAACAGCATCATTCTCGAAGAAGGAGATGTTCCTGATGGCGGAGAGCCGAGAGCCCTGGATGGCCGCCACGGCCGAGATCCACCGGGGGATTCCGTAGTAGCTCGACCTCGACGAGTAGACGAAGTTGGGCAGCAGCTCGGTCGCCCGCTTGGCAGGACCGAGGTTCTTCGCGATCTCCCCGGTCTCCGAGTCGATCACGCGAGGATCGCCGAAGTGCTTGAAGAACCGCTTCTTCCCGCCCCGGATCTGCACGTAGCCGCCGGCCTTGAGAGCCCGGACCGTGTGGTCGGCGATGTTGTAGATGCCGTCGATCCGCCCGGCGTTGTCGCGGGTGACCTCGTAGTAGGCCGTCCCCATGGCCTCCTCATCGAACTTCATCCGGAAAGAGACCTCGGTGAAGTCGAGAGGAGTGGCCATGGCCGGCGGCATCCCGGCCACCCGCTTGTTGGGGTTCTCGAAGAGAGGCTTGAGCTGGGCCTTCTGGGCCTTGAACTCCTTGTCGGTGACGGGCTGCTCATCCTCCTCGACGGCGGGCTTCACGATCTTCCAGCCAAGCCCGACCGTGTTCCGAGCACGGATGTGGCAGGCCCGCATGAGCCTGGTGTTCAGCTCCAGCATCATCGCGAGCTTCAGGGGATCGTAGGGCGGCTCGACGATCTTCTTGTTCAGGCTCTGGAAGAGCTGACCGTTGGAGGTGATCTCTTCCTGGATCTGCTGGCTGACGCCCTTGGAGATCAGATCGTCTACCGTCTTGATGACGGCCTGAGTCTCGTCACCGAACAACTGGGCGATGACCGGAAGCTCTTCGGTCACCACCTTCTCGATCTTCTCGGGCGTCAGGACCCCAGGCTCACCCATTGTCATCCCGCCCCGGCCGGTCCGGCCTCCTGCGTCGCGCCCTCAAGAAATGCACACGCGGAGCCCCATTCGGACTCCGCACATGCCTCGAACCGGCCAGCGCGCGCAGGCGCGCTACAGCTTCTGCCGGCCGATCGGGAGCGACGTGCCGCTGACGCCCGTGCCCGCGTTCTTCAGGCTGGGCGTGACCGCCTGCGTCGCCCCGCTCTGCTTGCCCACCGGCAGGCTGGTGCCGCTGACGCCGCGCGCGCCGCCCTGGGGGGCGTCGTTCATCACCGGCCCGCCCCGGGAGATCGACGCACCCTTCCCCGAGGTGAACCCCGTGGACAGCGCCTTGTCGGAGGCCGTCGCCGGCCCGCCGGCCGCGACCGACGCCTTCTTCGACCCGGCCATCCCCTGCCCGTTCATCGCGAATCCGCCGAGAGCCATGTCAGATCCTTTCCACGAACGCTGCGGTCGAACGCAGCTCCGCTTCTGTCGGGAGGCGATTGTCCACGTCGTCCCGCAGGTTCCCCGTCACGACGATGATCCCTATGGAGGTCCACTGACCCTTCAGCGTCCCCCGCAGGAACCACTCGTAGGGCCGGACCACGACGACGAAGGCCGTCTCGGTCTCGACCACCACGTCCGTCTCGACGGACTTGCCGCTCTTGAAGTCGTACCGACGTCCGAAGGGGTTGTTCGAGAGCCAGCGGTTGACGTCTTCCCTGGTCGGGAAGACCACCTTGCGGAGCAGGAGGGCGCACTGCATCCGCCACTCGTCGCCCAGGAACGAGTCCTTCTCGATCCGTTCCGTGCCGAGCATGTTGCCGCAGTTGACGCACTTCAGCTTCTGTCCCTCGCCGAGGAGCTGCCAGGGGACGAAGGTGTCGACGCAGCACTTCTTCGGGTCCTGGAAGAAGGTTCCGACGAGAACGGTTCCGCCGCACTCCATGCACGACTCCTTCCCCCGGTACCCGTTCGCTCGTGCAGCGCGCTCCTGGCGCTTCGCCTGCGCGAACGCTCGATCTCGGGAGGCCGTATCTCCAGCGGCATAGGGATAGCAGTGGCCGGATGGCCCCCACTTATACCCCGGGCTTCCACCACTCTGGCAAGGCTGTACGGGCACGAACCACCGTCCAATCGAGTGGACGGACTACTTCACAGCGGGCGGCGTCGGCGGGGCCGGAGGAGCGTCCGGCTTCGGCGGCTCGGCCGGCTTCGCGGCGGCCTCGGGAGGCTTCGCGGCCGCCTCGGGTTGCTTCGGAGGATCGGCCGGTTTCGGAGGATCGGCCGGCTTCGGCGCGGCGACCGCTACCGGAGCGGCGGGAGCCGGGGGAGCCTTCTCCACATCGGAGGAGGTCTTCTTCTCGACGAGTCCGAGCTTTCCTCGAACGGCGTTGCTCGCGAAGATGTTCTTGAACACCGTGGGCTTCTCGGCCATTTCCTCCCCCTTCGAGTGGGTCCGTCGAAGAACATCTCCAGGTCAAAATAGCATTACATCGTTGTCTCTGTCAACGGGATTTTGTTCAACTGCCCCATCCTGTTGTGGTTGTGCAGTGACCCTCGGCGATGGCTGGGGTAGCTGCTTTCTGATCTCGGACAGCCGATCGACTCCTCCGGCCTGGGCTGCCTGGTGGATCAGATGTCCCCATCGCTCGACGAAGTCGATGGAAACGGTTGCGCAGAGGAGTGCGTCGGGTCCGTGGTCGTCGATCTTCACGGGCTTGCCGGTCTTGGGGTCACGCCGGTAGCTCTTGAGCTGGCCGATGAGCTTCTCGTTCTCGTCCAGGATCTCGATCTTCCCGTACACGAACATCTTGGTGAGGTTGAGGATACCGTAGTCCTTCATGGTGGAGAAATCGACCGGGGTGACGTCGAATCCAGCCTCTTCGAGATCGCTGATCTCGAAGGGATGCGATGAGTCGGCGAAGACTTCCAGATGCCCATACTCATCCTGCCACTCGTTGAGCTTCCTGATGTACTCCGAGACCACCTTCACCGAGAGGTAGTAGCTCTCGACGACCTGCGGACCCTTCAGCTTCGAGTCCTTGGCCAGGACGAGAACTCCCTCGTTGATGCCCCAGTCGATCCCGACGTAGGTGGGCTCGTTGTCGTCGATCTCCAGGTCGTTGTGGACTGCAGACTCGATCGACTGGAGACCGTAGATGGGGCCGCTGAACTGCGGCCGCTCGCAGACGAACTCGATCTCGAAGATTTCGGTGCCCTCGTTGAGCACCATGGCATCGATGATGTTCGCGCGCGGAAGGAACCCCTCGGCGTGGCGACCCTTGCCGTTGCACCAGCAATACTCGGTGCCGACCTGCGTGCCGCTGTCATCATAGACCGGCCGCTTCTTGGTCAGCGGGCAGCTATCCCGGCAGAATCGAAGAGCCTCGGGATCGTCGGCGGTGGCGAACTCCATTCCGTCGTCGCACTTCTCCATCACATCGAAGACGTTCCACTTGTACCTCGTGAATCCACGCTGCGGGGCGCTGTCCCAGGTCTGCTGGAACAGCCCGACCGGGATGTGGAAGGTCGAGAGCAGCACGATCACGTGCTCGGGTTCCGACATCGACATCTGCATGGCGGCGTAGAACGTGGTGTCGGTGTTCGCATCTCCCTGGCACGACTCGTCGACGATCAGCCCGGGCAAGTGCTTTCCTCGCGCCATCTTCTCGCTGGCCGCGATGCACTTGAGCTGAACTCCCGTGACCAGCTTGGTCATCGAGATCAGCGGGTCCTTCTCCAGGAGGTTCACCTTCATCTGGGGAACGCATTCCCAGAACGCGGAGACGTACTCGTAGACGACCTTCGACTGCTCCATCGAGCCGCCGAGATCGATGAAAGACATCCTCCGGTAGACCAGGCAGAGCCAGATCAGGATGGCCGCGCAGAGCGATCCTCCGCAGCCTCGGCCCTTCCACAGGATGGCCTGGTTCACCCGGCCGTAGAACATGTCGGCGATGAATTCGATCTGGGGAGCGACCAGCCTGATGTCGATCTTCCGGCCGTCCTTGGCGAAGAAGAGCTTCCGGTCCTTGATCATCTGCCAGAGCGAGTCGTTCTGACGCTTGGTGTAGTCCTCGTCGGTCTCCGACGAGAGAAGAGCCTGGCGGATGACGTTGTTCGTGTTGGCGTCGTAGACGCCGGGCAGCTCATCCTTCCCGAACATCAGGTCGGGAAGCCCGTAGATCATCGGGTTGGCCACCGCCTCGCGGCGGTGCAGCTCGCGCTCGATCTCCTCCAGCTCCGAGAGCATGTCCCTCTTGTCGCGAGTCGATATCTTCGACTTCGTACACGCGGAGGTAGGCTGCACCGGAACTGGGGCGGGCGTCGGGTCCATCAGTTACCCCGGGACTTGCTCAGCTCCTGGAGGAGGGTCTTGCGCCTGAGTTCGAGATCCTCGGTCGGGACTCCCTGGAAGCTGAGACTGATCTGGCCGGTGTGCCCCACCTTCGAGGGGACCTTGGCGACCACACCCAGATCCATCATCAGCTTGTTCCGCATCTCCTCGGCCCTGAGGGCGACCTGCAGGAAGCCCAGCTTGACGGCGTCCTTGTCGGCTTCGACGTAGTTCTGGTACGCCTGGTCGCGGAGCTTCTCGTAGTAGGCCAGGGACGAGCCGGACTCGGCGTCCGGGTCCATGTTCTTGTACGCCTTGGCCTGATCGCGCTTGGTGGCCGAGAGGTCGGCCCTGACCGTGTTGCGATGGACCTTCAGGATCGCGGCGATGGCCTGGATGGTCATCCCGCGCAGCTTCAGGTCGAGGACGATGATCCGGCGGCGCTCGATGCCGTCTCGGCCGACGAAAGGCTGCCCCTGGAAGTCGACGCCGCCGGACTGGGCCATGGAATCCTCCTACGCGTCCTTGGACGGCTCTTCCTCTTTCGAGCCGTCCTCGACCTCGTCCTGATCTTCGTCGAGGTCGATGTCCTCGGGATCCTCTTCGTCCTTGTCCCCGTCGGGGGACTCTGCGAGGGGAGCCATCCCCTTCACCTCGCGCAGCGTGCGAGGATCGGTCCCCTCCTTGTCCTTGATCTCGTCGAAGGATGCTTCGAGCGCACGACGCAGGAACGGATTGACGTTCTTGCCCGTCGTCCGCAGGTACTTCACGGCCGCCTCGATGAGCTTTTCGAGCTTCTCATCCTCCTGGACCATCAGGTGGAACTTGTTCTTGTGCCAGAAGAACACGAAGCCCTGGGGAACCGTGTCGCCGTACTGCTCGAAGATTTCGTTCAGGATGAAGGAGAGATTCTCGACGACCGACGACTCGCGCCGCTCCTCCTGCCGAGCGGCCGCAACCGAGCCCCGGTCGTCGCCCTCGCGCTCCTTCTCTTCGGCGATGAACTTCTCTCGGAACTCCTCCTCGCTGGAGAATCCGAGCATCCCCGGCATCTCCTTGAACGAGATGCCCTCGTCGTTCAGGCCGTGGACCAGCTTCGTGAAGCGGGTCTTGTCCAGGTCGCCGTGGAGCAGGTTGCGCCGGACCGTCTTGACCTTCTGCTTCTTCTCGTCGGTCCAGTTGTCCTTCACGATGCAGGGGATCTCGGGGATTCCCAGGACCCTGGCCGCCTGCCAGCGGTGCTCGCCGTCGATGATCCTGAAGAAGCCCTCAGGCTTGGTGGGGTGCTTCACCACGAGGACTGGATCGTCGAAGCCGTCCTCGCGGATCTCCTCCACGAGTTCGTTGAACTTCGGGTCCGTCATCCCCTGCGGATTCCACTCGTTGGGCTCCAGCTTGTCGATGGATACCATGATCTGACCGGCCTTGACCTCCGCCATCGCAGTCCCTCCCTCTCAGGTTCGCTCACGTCACCGTCCATGCCGTCTACCGGCCTCGCCTCCTGCGCTCGGCGCGCGACGACTGCCTGCGACGCGACGTCCTGGTTCGACGAGTCGAGGATCGCGTGGTGGCGCGGCGAGTCGTCGATCTCGTAGCCCTCGTCGTCCGTGCCGGAGTCCTGGTCGTGGACCTCCGGGTTGTTGATCCGCGCGTGGTCGAGCGGCGCGAGGTGCTCGTGCCGCTGGAGCGCCTGGCCTCGGCACGAGCGTTGGCCCTCAGACGGGATGCCGTCATCTTCCGGGTACCCGCGCTGGAGAGAACCCTGCCCTCTCTGAGCTGTGCCCTGGTGATCCCGCCCGGATGCGGACCGGAACCCTGGCGCACGAAGGACCTGACCTCGTAGCGTTGCTGGACTGAGTTGTAGGTGATCTTGGGGCTGGTGACGACCCCGACCCTCCGGGACTCGGCGCGGATCGCCCCGAGCTGGCTGGCCAGGGCT